TTAACAATTGGTATGATTACCAATGAAGCGCTAGTAGTTCTTGAGAACGAACTAACCTTCACTCGTAATGTAAACCGTCAATATGATTCACAATTTGGTAAAGTGGGCGCTAAAATCGGCGATACACTGAACGTTCGTAAACCAGTTCGTTACATTGGTCGTAGAACTCCAACTCTAAACGTTGAATCTACTGTTGAAACTTCTGTACCACTTACTCTTACTACACAGTATGGTACGGATATGTCTTTTACATCTGCAGAACTTAAACTGTCTATAGATGAGTTCAGAGACAGAATCATCAAGCCTGCTGTTGCGAATATCGCAAACATGATTGACTATGATGGTCTACAACAATATCTAAATATCTATAATGCAGTTGGTACACCGGGCACTCCTGTAACTGCGCTTTCTACATTCCTTTCAGCAAAAGCTAAACTAAACTATGAAGCTGCGCCAATGAATGACAGAAATGTTGTTATTGACCCTACTACTGAGGCAAGCATTGTTAATGCTCTTACTACTCTATTCAACCCTAACAAGCAAATCTCTGACCAATACATTAAAGGTTCAATGGGTACTGCTGTTGGCTTTGATTGGTATATGGACCAAAACGTTGCAATGCACACTTTCGGTACTTATGCTGCTAACGTTGTTGGTGGTGCGGTTACTGTGAATGGTGCAATAGCTTCTGGTACTACAAGCGTTGTTACTGCAGGCTGGACTTCGGCTGACCAACTAAACCTAGGCGACATTGTTACGTTCTCTGGTGTTTATGCGGTTAACCCACAGTCTCGTGCTTCTACTGGCGCACTTCGTCAGTTCGTGATTACTGCTCAACCTTCTGCGGCTTCTGGTGGCGGTGCTATGACTTTCAGCATTGCTCCTACTCCACAGTTCTCTGGTGCGCAACAAAACGTAACTAGCGCGACTGGTACAATTGCTACTGGTGCAACTGTTCTTGTGTTCTCACCTTCTGCGAAAGTTAGCCCGCAATCACTAGCGTTCCAAAAAGACGCTTTCTCGTTTGCGACTGTTGAGCTTCCTGCGCTTCCGGGCGTTGAAACATCAATTGCTACATCTAAGCAACTTGGTATGTCAATTCGTCTGACTCGCGGTGCGGATATGGTGAATGACAGAGCTATAAACAGGCTTGACCTTCTAGGCGGATGGGTAACTCTTCGTCCAGAGCTTGCTGTTCGTATAGCTGGTTAATTTAACAATCTTTAATGGAGAAATATTATGCCCGCTGGTGGATATAATACTCAAACCCAAAGCATTGTTACCGCAGGTTTAGATGCACCATTTCCTGATGGCGCAACTCCTGCTGGTACGGTAACTCTAAATGGCGCAACGCCAGTTACAGTTGCTAATGCTGACTTTACGGCTAATACTCCGGTAGTATTCACACTTAAAACTGTGGGTGGTACTGTAGGTGCTTATCCTTCAATTAAAACTGTTACACCGGGTACTGGTTTTACTGTTGCAGGTACAGCAAGTGATACATCAATATATAACTATTGGTTTGTATTCTAGCCTAATGGGGGTCAGCGGGAAAACTGGCCCCTTATCAATTTTTATGGAGAATAACTATGCCTTCAAATCTTAACACACAAACTCAAGCCATATCTGGCGCAAGTACTGCTCAGGCGCTTCCTGATGGTATGACTTTGGACAATACAGTAATAGGCTCGCTTGATGCTGATGCTGGTACGTTCACAACTCTTACTGCTACAACTGCTAATATCACTACTGCAAATATTACGAATTTAAATACTACTACTGCTAACGCAGGTATTGGTGGTCAATTAATCTATCGTACATCTGCTGCAGTCACTAAAAATGCAAGTGCTGCTTATGCTGATGTAACTGGCCTAACTGGCATACCTCTTGTTGCAGGCGCTACTTATAAATTCCGTGCGGTTCTACCTTCAACGGTAGCTTCTGGCACTGGTGGTATCAAGTATGCTTTCAACTATACTACAGCTACACTTACTTCAATTGAAGCTACAGGTATAGGTATGACTGCTTCTGCCGTAGCTGTTCAACATTCCACGACTGCGACAACTCAGGCGGACCTATTCACTCAGGCTGCCGTTGTTATCATGACGGTGCTTGAAGGTAGCTTTGTAGTTAACGCGGGCGGCACGATGGCTGTCCAGATGGCACAAAACACTTCAAATGCATCAGACACAGTTGCGCTTGTTGGTGGAACATTTACCTTGAACAGAATCTCTTAATTCTGTATTGTGGTGGTATTACTAACTAAGGAGAATAATATGCTAGAAGAACAATATCCAAAGTGGAAATACCACGCACAGAAAGACGGTCTGGTTGTATTCAATGCTACAGAGGAAATAGAGCTTGGCGATGATTGGTATGATAACCAGCTTACTGCAACTATGGCTGGCGTTAAGGCTAAGAAGCCAAAAGCGGCTGTAGAAGTTAAGGAAGAGCCTGTTGTTGAAGAAACAAAAGAAGAAATCGTTGAAGAAAAAATCGAAAAGCCTAAAAAGAAATCAACAAAGTAGGTTTGCATGACCACAGTTCTCGCCCTTATCACAGACTCCCTGCAAGATGCGGGAATAATCGCAGACACAGAAACGCCTTCGGCTTCTATGGGGCAAAAGGCGTTTCGCTTGCTTAATCGTATGTTAGATTCATGGTCTACTGAGGACTTGATGATATATAATAACGTGCAAGAGGTTTTTCCGTTCATTGGTGGCACACAGACCTATACAATAGGCGCTGGCGGTAATTTCAACACTTCACGCCCAATCAACATAACTAACGCATTAGTGCGTGATACAAATAATAATGACCTTACAATCACAATTTGGGATTATGAGGAATATTCGAATATAATCTCAAAAGCTATTACAGCTACAATACCATTGGGTGTTTATTACAATGCTGCATATCCTTTAAGCACTTTGTCATTCTGGCCTGTTCCACAAGATACATCTTATAGATTTGTACTTTGGTCTTGGAAGGTTCTTTCTAGCTTTACTAACATTAACGAAGATATTTCGTTTCCACCGGGATATGAAGATGCGATTGAATCAAATCTTGCTGCACGTTGCTGTGCCGCTTTTAACAGGCCACTCACTCAAGAGCTTGCAATCTGGGCAAATGAAAGTAAGGCGCAGATAAAACGTATTAACGTAAATGTACCTGAGCTTGTTATGCCAAGCGCTATTCGTGGTGGCAATGAATCAACTACATTCCCTATATCGCCGAGTATATTAACGGGTTATTAAGATGAAGTTTCCTTTCTGTGGCAGTTCTTATCGGTATCGTAGCATTGCTTTTGATGCTCAACGCGCAATAAACCTCTATCCTGCAAAATCTGAAAGCGGTTCAAGTAAAGATAGTTTTATAATGTGTCCTACTCCGGGCCGCAGGTTATTTACAATTCTACCTTTCGCGCCTATTCGCGGTGTTTATAAAACTGCTACAAGAGCTTTCGCTGTTGCGGCAAATACTTTATATGAATTATTTTCGGATGGCTCATATATCATGCGCGGTACATTAAATACTTTTGTTAATAATGTAAGTATGTCTGATAACGGCACACAACTTATTATTGTTGATGGGACCCCTACTGGTGGCTGGATATTAGATTTAGATACCAATGCGTATCAACAAATAACAGACCCCGGCTTTGAAGGGGCAGTAACAGTGCGCTTCCTTAGTCCATATTTTATAATCAATAGGCCCGGTACTGGCATATATCAAATCTCCGATGAATACGATGGCTTACTATGGGACCCTACCGAATTTGCAAACGCAGAAGGCTCACCTGATAATCTTGTTGCAATTGAAGTTGTGCATCAGCAAGCTTTCCTGCTTGGTGGCGACACTATTCAGGTTGTATATAACAGCGGCGCAAGTCCATTTCCATTAGATACAGTTCAAGGCGTATTTATTGAATATGGTATAGTTGCCCCTTTTGCTGTTGAGCAATGCGCAAACACTATTTTTTGGGTAGGTAATGATAAGTCTGGTGCTAATGTAGTTTGGATGGCTGATGGCTACCAACCAAAAAGAATTAGTACTGAGGCAATCGAATATTATTTATCTCGCTATGAAGTTACAACAGCTACATCTTATTCATATCAAGAGGACGGGCATTACTTCTATGTTATCAATATTGCAGGTTCCCCATCTAGCTTAGTTTACGATATAACTATGGAGCAATGGCATGAAAGAGCGTTCTGGAATGTCAATTCAGGACAGTATGAACGTGATAGAGCCAATGGTCACATTTACGCATTTGGCAAGCATTTAGTTCCTGATTTTGAGAATGGAAATATTTATGACCAATCATTAAATTACAATGATGATAACGGGACATTGATTAGGCGCAGACGCACTATGCCTTATTTTGTAGATGATTTAGAGTATATGTACTTTAAGTGGCTGCAGATTGATATGCAGGTCGGCGTTGGCTTAAATGATGATACAGATTACGAGGGTCAAGTTCAGGCCTATGTTACAGAAAATGGCATACCTTATGTAACCGAGGACTTTATTCAGTATGTAACTGAAGGTGATATTATCGTACCAGCAGACCCACAAAATACTGACCCAATGATAATTTTACGTTACTCGGATGATGGCGGCAATACTTGGTCGAATGAGCGAGTTTGTTCCATTGGTAAGATTGGTCAATATAGAGTTCGTGCGCGTTGGAATAGATTAGGTCGTTCAAGATTTAGGATTTATGAAGTTACAACTATTGCCAATGTTCCAATCTTTATGATTGCGGCGCATCAGGAAGTTGATAAGGGGAACGCATGAGTAAACCAAATTTACAGAACATTCCAATAGGCCCGATAACCAAGACCGAAGTATGCGACCCGACTTGGTTAAATTGGTTCAATGCGATATTCAGATTTATAAATGCGCTTGGAACTAGATTTCTTTTTAATAATAGTGTACAAATAACTACGGGCGTTGGCGACCCTAATGGTGTAATTACAGCGCCAGTAGGTTCTATGTATTTACGTTCTGATGGTGGCGCTGGTAGTACGTTATATATTAAAGAAAGTGGCGTTCTTGCGGTTGGTTGGGTTGCAAAATAGGAAGGGGTTATGGTTAAGAAGTTTTCACAAATTGATGATGGTGGTGCAATAACAGCCAATGATGTCCTTGTTGGCGTGCAGGATAAACTAGGTACTCCGATTGATAAAACATATACTCTTGATTCAATTTCTGACGCTGTGGTAGCTGGTCTTACGGCTATCAATGCGGCAAGTATTGCCGATGGGTCGGTAAGTAATGCCGAATTTCAATATTTAGATGGTGTAACAAGTGACATTCAAGCTCAGTTGGATTCTAAAGGCTCTGGTACAGTTACAAGCGTTTCTGGCACAGTAAATAGAATAACATCAACAGGTGGCGCGACTCCCGTTGTTGATATAAGTGCAACTTTTGAAGCGCTATTGGGGAAGGTTGCCAATCCACTGTCTCAATTTGCAACCACAACTTCTTTGCAATTAGCTGGAATTATAAGCGATGAAACGGGTTCTGGCAATTTAGTATTTGCTACTTCCCCTACATTAGTAACACCAGCTTTGGGCACGCCTTCTTCTGGAACTCTAACTAACTGTACAATACCAGTTGCAGGACTTAGTGATGCAGATAGTAATGCAAAAGCTTGGCTAATAAATCCCACTAATGCAAATCTAGCGACGGCAGTTGTTGCAAGTACTGGTACAAATTCTCTTGTGTTTAATACTTCTCCTACTTTGATAACGCCTGCGCTAGGAACACCTACAGCCTTGGTAGGAACTAATATTACTGGAACTGCTGCATCTTTAACAGCAGGTAATGCTACAAAATGGACAACGGGGCGTACAGTTGCGATAACAGGCGACCTTGCATACACTTCTGGCTCCCTTGATGGCTCTGCTAACGTAACTGGTACAGGCACTTTAGCTACTGTGAATAGTAATGTAGGCTCATTTACTAATGCAAATATTACTGTAAATGCAAAAGGTTTGATTACTGCGGCAAGTAATGGAAGTGGTAGCTCGGGCCTAACAGTTGGTACAACAACTATAACTTCTGGCGCAACGACTAGGATACTTTATGACAACGCGGGCGTTTTGGGTGAGTATGTAATTTCGGGTACAGGCAACGTAGCAATGACGACAAGCCCTACTTTTGTTACGCCTATTTTGGGAACGCCAACAAGTGGCACTTTAACTAATTGTACGGGCTATACAGTTGGCAATATTTCTGGCTTAGGTACAGGAGTTGCTACTGCGTTAGGGGTTAACGTAGGTTCTGCTGGCGCACCTGTTCTATTCAATGGTGCTGGTGGCACACCTTCAAGCATAACTTTAACAAATGCTACTGGTACAGCGGCGAGCTTAACTGCGGGTACGGCTACAGTTGCGAGTACTGTTAGTACTGCTAATGAAGCAACAGATACGACTTGCTTCCCTTTGTTTGTTACAGCAAGTGGTACTCAAAGTTTACAACCTAAGAATAATACTGGTTTAACATTCAACTCTAACACGGGCGCATTAGGCGCTGTAACTATTGTTGAAAGCGCAAACGCTGCAACGGGTTCTGGTGGGTTGGTAAGAGCAACATCACCGACTCTAGTAACTCCGGCATTGGGTACCCCTAGTGCGCTGGTGCTTACTAACGCTACAGGCTTAGTTACGGCAGGTATAAATAATGACCAAGTTACTCTAGCTAAGATTCAGAACGCTACTGCGAACTCAAAACTATTGGGTTCGGGTGCGGCTGGTTCGGGAGCAGACTATGTAGAGATTACTCTA